CATAGATGTTGTCCAGCGTGCTCTTTTCCTGCGTACCCTGGCTCGAGCTGTTGCCGGTCTGCTGGCCGAACATGCCGGCAAGCGGGCCGAGGATGCCGGTCAGCGCCTGTGCGTTCTGAATCGGCATCTGCTGCTGACTCAGCAGGGCTGACAGCAGCGCCTGTGGCCCGAGGTTCTGCGTTCCGTAAGCCGTGGCTGCGTTGCCGATGCCCTGCGATTGAATGCCCGCATTGGCGACATCGGACGCATTGAGGCCGCTCGCCGTCGCCGTGCCGAGATTACCGAGCATGCCGCCGGCCTGGATCTGGTTCTGCGCGACGCCTTGCAGGAGCGGCGTTTCGCCTTGCGTGATGCCACGCGCGAGAGCCTGGTAGTTGTCCGGCGAGCCGAGCCGGCCAGCCGCAGCAAACATCGGGTTGACTTGGTTTGCGACGTCCTGCCCGACGGTCGCGCGAATCTGAGCGAGCGCGGGGCTGCTGTAGGCGTCGCCGGAGGCATAAGGCGAGAGCGCCCCGATCGCTTTGCCATATGAGCTGTTGAGGATGCCGGTCGCATTGCCATAGTTTGCGCCACCACCGAGTTGCGAGGTCGCCGCATTGATCGCCGCCGGCCCCAGCGGGTTAGGGTTCTGCGCGTTGGCTTCGAGTTGGCCGAATGCCTGATTGATCTGCGGCGTTCCGTTGAGATTGGCGATCGACGGATCGAGCCCGGACAGAATGCCTTGCAACTTCCCCGACGTCGCCGACCATGGGGTGAGCTGCGATTGCTGCTGCGTCTGTTGTGTGGTTTCCGCTTTTCCGCCCATCTCACAATTCCTTCCGAATGACGATCTTCGCCAGCCGATAGTCCGGCAACCGCTTGAGCCAGCCCGGCCGGCCGCAGATCTCGCTCCGCTTGCAGCCTTCCGCGCGGGCGTAGTTCTCGAGGCCCTCGATCAGGGCGCCCCAGTGTTCCCAATCGTGGCCGCCGCAGGCGACGATGGTGCAGAGCCGATGATCCTTCTCCGCCGTCACCTTGGTGACCGCGCTGGCCAGCACCGAGCTGCCTTCGATCGCGAGCCACAGATAGGCATTCGCCGTGAGAACATCGTGCTCGACGTCCTCGAACCTTCCCATTCCGCCCCGCTCCATCGCGCGGGCGATCATGTGCGAGACGTGCGGCCAGATTTTCGGCACTTGCACCGGGTCGACGCAGCAGAGCTCGGCGCTCATCGCGGCTCCGTAGGGTGGGCAAAGGCGCATGGCGCGGCCTCTCCGCGTGGGCAAAATCGCCGATGCGCGTTTGCCCACGCGGTGATGCCTGCGCAGGCGATTTTGCCCACCCTACGAGCTCCGCCGGATCCGTCAGCCGAGGCAGACATAGCCGTAGGTGCGATCGTTCTGCGCATTGTTGGCATGCGCGAGCGTGAACGAGGCGTTCGCGACCGCGCTCACCCATATGGTGCCGTTGCCGATCTCCGCGGCGGCGTGCGCCGTGAGGGCCGAGAGCAGCACCACGCTGCCGGCGCCGCAGTTCTTCGCCGGCACGGTCGTGCTGGCGGCGTTCGGCGCGAGCGTTAGCGTGCCGACCGCGTTGGAGCGACCCTTGGCGAGCTCGTTGATCGCCGTGTTGACCCGGCGCTGGTCCTTCTCGTCGCGGGCGAGAACGAGCGCGCTCATCCGTCTACGCTCCAGCCCACGTCATTGCGAGGCGACGAAGTCGACGAAGCAATCTCCGACAGGCACGCATGCGGGGCGGAGATTGCTTCGCTTCGCTCGCAATGACGCCTAAGGTGCATGGCGCGGGTCATCGGCCGCCCTCGAGCGAAAATTCCGGCTCGACCCCCAACGCGAACGTCCAGCTCGTCCCGGCCGGCAGCCGCAGCCTCGCCCGCGCATAACGGGTCGAGGCGCGCGCCGGGATGCTGCCGGTCGCATCCATCGCGTTCTCGACGGTGAAGATCTCCGCATCGGTCAGCCGCTCGCGCCTGCCGACCGCGCCGAACACCGCGCCGGCGTCGGTCACCGGCCGGAAGCCGCGCACGAATACGCGGCGGCCGGGCTGCGCCTGTGCGCCGGTCGAGATCTGCGCCTCGAGGTTGGCGCCGCGGAAGAAGCCGAGCCGATGCGACGGATCGAACGCCGCGATCTCCGGCGTCACCGAGGTGGCGAAGCTGTCGAGCGACGGGATCAGCGCGTCGAGCGACGCCGAGACGCTGTCGAGGTTCTCCAGCGTGAGGCCCGGCTGCGACAGCGAGCCGAGAAACTCGCCGCTGACCCCGAGCGGGGCGAAGCGCTGCAGCACATGGTCGTAGCAGATGAGCTTGTCGAACAGGCCGGCCGCGCCGTTGGTCGATTTGTACGCCCAGAACACCCGGTTGTTGCGCGGATCGGAGGCGCCGATGACGAGCTGCAGGTTGCCGGTGTCGAGATCGGCCAGAAACGTGCGGTTGACCTTTTCCTTGCCGATCGGTGCCGGGTAGCCGGCCGGGTCCATCTGCTGAAAGCCCTGCGGACCGAGGAAGAAGATCTGGTCGCCCGAGCGGATCAGCGAATAGGGTGCATAGAGGCCGCGGTCGTCGGAGATGCGCTCGATCTGGAAGATCACCGGGGAGCCCGGTGCATAGACCAGGCGGCGGATGGCGGTGTCCTGGAAGATGTTGCCGAACTCGCCGCCGGCCACGCCGCGCACGATGCCACCGTCGGGCAGGTCCTGGAAGCTCGAGGAATTGACGCCCGCGATCCAGCCGGTGGGGTCGCCGAGCGCCGACCACTGCACACGGTACGGATTGTTGACGAGGCCGGACAGCACCACGAACGAACCGACCACCGCCGCATACCGCGCCTGCGGCGGCGAGCCGGCGAGATCCGCGAAGACCGTCGAGCTGGTGAGGTCGAAGAACTGCGGCGCCGTGTTCGCCTGCACGGCGATCACGTAGTTGATGAACTGCACGAACTGCCATTGATCGGTCGACGACACGGCCGAGTAGCTGCCGCCAGGCGCGCCCTTGCTCACGTCCGTCCAGGTCTGGTTGGTGTTGTTGAGCCGGTAGAGCTTGGTCGCGGTCGCGGCGAAGACCGCGATCGAACCGTCGGTCCTGATCGCCTTGAAGAATCCGCGGCATGGGCCGGGCAGCGCGGCGCTGTAGGCCGCGAAGGAGGGAAACGGGCCGTAGCCGTCGCCGCGCGGCAGCGCGTTGAGCACCGCGCCGGTGGAGCTCTGGTCGTAGTCGGTGACGTCGGGGCGGTAATCGCCGAACGGGATCAGCGGCATGATTCACATTTCCTCGTCATTGCCAGCGACGCAAAGCAATCTCGCTTCACTTGCTCATGCGTTTCGCGGCGGAGATTACTTCGTCGCCCTACGCGCTCCTCGCAATGACGCGAGGGAGGTCACGGCGTGGGTCCGACGACGCGGATGCCGGATGGGCCACGCGTCTTGGTGTCGAGGCGCTCGATCTCGTCGAACAGCTCGTCGCGGCGGGACTTCCACAGCGCCAGGCTTTCGGTGTCCTTGACGAAGCCGTGCGCCTCGGCGAGCGCGCCGAACAGGTAGAGGTCGGGAGCGGTCGCGAGCAGCCAATTGGAGGTGGTCGTGCTCGAGAGCGCGGGGATTTTCTGGAAGTAGTCAAAGGTCAGTGCCGTGCTGTCGGTCGGGGCAACGGTGAGATTGCCGCCCTCGATCGTAAAGAGCCGCGGCGCGCCGGTCGGCAGGGTCGGATAGAGCGCGTGCAGGTACGAGGGGTGCACGTATTCGAGCTCGCGCGGGAACTGCCCGGTCCAGGTGAGACGGCGCCAGGCGAGGTAGTCGGCGGGCAGCGTCGCCACGCCGGACGACGGAGCGAGCGTCACGGCGCTTTCCTGCTGGCGCAGACGCAGTCGACGGTTGGCGGCGGATTCGAACAGCGCGATGAAGTCCGGGATGTTTGTGGCGAGATCCGCGCGCGCGATCCAGTTGGCGATGGCGCTCTGCAGGTCGGAGTAGGTCTGGATGGTCATATCGCCTCAACCTTCTGCGTGCGCGGCCCAGGGCGTGTACTCATAAGTCCGGGCGCCGCGGATCAGGGCGCGTTTGACGTTCGCCATCGAGAGCGCGATCGGATATCTCGGCATCGAGGTAGACGACGCCATCACGATAGCGGAACACATTGAGGTCTGAAGTACCCGGGGAGAGCGGACATCCTCTGCCCGACCGATCTCGGCCGCTGTGGGCCATGAGCCGACATCACTTGATTTTTCCAATTGGCATGGGATTGTTGTGCGACTTTCCCCCCGGTGAGGCACGTGTGGCTCCATGTTCAAGATCAAGCTTTCCTGCGGCGGGATTGACTCCTCTGTCGGAGAGACAGCTGCAAAAGACATC